ATATCCGTAGAGCCTGCAGTAATAGCCGCAGCCGTAATACCGTTTTGCGTTGTTACAGCAATAGTCGGAGCTGTTGTCTGGTTCGAGGTAACGTGACCATTTGCACCAATTGTTATTACGTTTAGTGAACCGTCATTGGCCGCAAAGTAGAATCCTGTGGTCAGAGTCGCGGCAGCGGCAGTAACGAGGACTCCAACACCAGTAGTTAAACCAGTACCTGAAACCTGTACAATACCAGCCGTAGTTGTAGCTGAGTTTGCAGTGACGTTTATAAGCCCATTACCAGCAACTCCAGTGTAAGTGCCCGTAGATGTAATCTGTAGACCAATACCTGTCGTAGCTGCACCCATAGTAATTTTCTGGGTAGCAGAACCAGAAGTAATATTTGCTCCACCTCCCGTAAGCAAGAGTGCCTGACCAGACGTTAGTCCAGTTCCAGAAATTGCCACGAGGCCAGTTGTGGTTGTAGCCGAATTACCAGTGACAACAACCATGTTGTTGGAACCAGCATAAACCCCAGTAGTAACTACAGAGAGACCTGTACCCGCAGTAGCCGCACCCATCGCAATAGATGCTACGGTTCCAGTAGTAAGGTTAGCGCCGCCCCCAGTTACAAGAAGTCCAACACCCGAAGTGAGACCTGTGCCCGTAATTGAGACGATACCAGTTGTCGTAGTTGCAGAGTTTGCAGAGAAAAGAGCAAGGTTGTTAGATCCAGCATAGACGCCAGACGTAAGAACTTTAAGACCGGTTCCAGCTGTTGCTGCACCAAGTTCAAGATCCAAAACAATACCACCAGTCGTAATATTTGCACCACCGCCAGTTACTGACAGAAGTGTGCCACTTGTTTGCCCAGTGGCAGATACAATAACGACATCGCCAGTTGTTAGTGAGTTGGCAGTAATCGAGATAAGTCCAGTTGTTGAGTCAGTATAGACTCCAGTCGTTGCTACCTTAAGAGCTGCGCCAGAAGTTGCTGCACCCATTGCCGCGTTAAAAACTGCGCCAGTTGTTAGCGCCGTACCAACGGTACCCTGGAATGCTGCACCAGTTGTAAGTCCAGTTGCCGAGACAACATTAATTACTCCGGTTGTAGCTGAGTTAGCAGTGAGAAGGGAAAGACCAGTACCTGTGTATACACCTGTAGTAATTGCATTAAACGCATTACCCGTTGTAGACGCACTAAGATTTCCATAGTAAAGTGCCCCAGTTGTAAATACCCCAGTACTCACCGCTGCAGCATAAACATTACCAGATGTAAGTGCAGTAGATGTAATTGATGCTGTAGAACCAGTCGTGGTGACCGCATCAGTTTCAGAGTATGGAATTGAAAGACCGCCTCCACCACCACCACTACTATTGACAGCGATGAAATTTGGTGTAGAGGTAACGCTCTGATTATAATAGAGGGTAGTTCCTGTACCCCCGTTTTGATTTAGGAATAATGCGCCAGTCGCATAATAACCCGTGGTCGGTACAGATGTACCATACAACAGGACTGGCTGATGCCATTGGTTTGTCAATGCCACCATTTCTCCAAAAGAGGAGGCTGCGTTTAGTTTAAAGAAATTTGTTCCAACTGATGGAAGATTTCCTACTTTTACGGGAGTTGCCATAATTTATAAGTTTTAAAATAATCTTTTAAGTAAGTTGGATTCTTAGTTACTTCGTTAGACAAGTGAAGTGGAATGAATCCTAGTTCTAAGAGCTTGTTGTTTTTGTCTGCCTTTTGATTGTGCCCATCTATTTCGATGACTGTTTTTCCTATTAAGAAGTCTACCTCCATTCCACCTATTAACCAGCGATGTTTGAATGGTATGTGAAGTTCTTTTAAAACCTCATAAACCCTTCGTTCATCTTGTGTAGAATGCTTCCTAAGGATATTGTATCTAGTCATTCTCCATTGAGTCTGCGTCTTTATCGACAATAGACTCTATGAAGTAAGCGGGACCACCATCATTCCTACCATCACCAATTCCACCATTGATTGGCATACCAAAATAATCATTTACTGTCTTAATGGTGCTGTGATTTGTTACAATTTCTTCAGCCATATTATCTAATGATTGTGCCCTTTGGAAGTGTGGAGGCATTCACTGGTTGCATTACATCCCCAGGGACAGTATCCATTTGGGGGCTAGGCATTGCAGAACCCATTGTTGGACTCGATGTGCCTGGCATACCAGTTTTACTCAAAAGCGTTGAGTGCGTTGTATTTTTTGCAGCTTCGTCACCCAAATGTTTAACACCAGCAGATTTTGAGGCTGCTACGTATTCACTATAGTGACCTATGCTTTTTCCTGTATACATAATAATTTTAGTTTAATGTCTCATTATCCTGTCTGCCAAGAACCTCGGAGACTAGAGATTCTTCTGATTGGAGGGCCTTTGCGCGAGATAGCGTAAGTACCCTAAAGAACTAGGAACTGTAAGCGAGAGTATCGCCCTTAGATGCCCACGTCCCTTTCCATTCACGCGAATGGTCAGCCCAACGAGCATCAACAGTAAAGGTCACTACTTTGTTACGAATGTTCGTATCCATTTCGAGACGCTTTTCCTGACGAGTATCATGGTAGAGTTTGTGAACTCCTTGGTTAATCAAATACCATGCGGTATTTGAACCACCATTCAACTGGTCGAGGAACTTCGTGCACATGAGGTCAATCATGCCACGATAGATGTTGATAGCGTTATTAGCTGATTCAGGCGTAAACGCGGATTCCAACGTCTGACGTGCGGTCTTCTCAAGGTTCAAAGGAACAATGAGAGTGGTCTTACCAACCATGGTAAGAGCCTTGCCGTTATCTGTCTGTTGGAGTTCCAACGCAATACGCGCTGTTTCAAGGTTGTCGTGAGACAAGACTACACCAGTGGACGACGCATTTGACTGCGTAGAACCACCTGGTACAACTGTCGGGTGAACTGTCGAATACTGCGGAACGCCATCACCATACCATGTCATGACATAGTTGTTGACGTTCGTAGTCGTCGCAAAGCCACCGTTAAACATCTGGAATCCCGCCTGGTCAACTGAGTAGTTGATCGCACGCGAGAGGTCCTTCATTTCACCCAATTCCTGAGCAAAGTCACGATCTTCAATCGTATTCTTCGTCACTTCGACTGCACCACCATAGTTAGTATAAATAACTTGTGTAGTGTAGGTCTTGTAACGTTGAATCGTACCGATGTCGTCACCGTCCACGAATTGTGAAACGAGTCCAAATCCAGTTTTACCTGTGTAGTTTTTCTGAGCACCTGTTCCACTATCCTGACGAAGAATGGCAAAAATACCAGGCTGGTATTCGATGTCACCTTGGTCAAAAAGTTCTGAAATCTTGAGACCTACATCAGGGATGAGGTCTGTCCACTTTCCTCTTGTTTCTGGCATATACCAATTTAACCTTTTAGTTTGCCACTGGTCTCGAAACCCTTATAGTTATCGAGAAACCGCAGTGGTATTAAGGTTGACAACAATGAGCGTAGTACTACCTGGCTGCAATCCCCAGTTGAAGAACTCTGTAGTTCCTGGTGTGGTGGTTGCGGAGGTTTCGTCAATAGTAACAGCAGACCCAGCAACAAGATTCAAGTAATAACCAATAAGGTTAGAACCTGTAGTTGTTCCAAGAACGCCACTCGTAGCATTCGTATATAACGAATTCTTTGAGATATCAACGATTCCTAGTACTTGTGCGACGGTCTGATTATTGGAAGCAGTGAGATATGAGTTTATGAAAGAACCCATAGATGCACCAGCGACTCCAGTAGTCGGAAGACCAACGCCTTTGTACGTTTCAATAGAGGCCAAGTTACCAAAGATAGGATAAGTCGTTCCAGAGGAATCCAAGAGGAAACCAGAAGAAACACTAACCATATCTGCGATAGTCAAGGTCGTACTATTGGTGATAGTAACTGCGCGAAGAACAGGAGCCCCAAAGGGAACGAGAGTACCCACTTTCGTAAATACGGATGTTGCCATAAGAAAACTCCTTTTGATTTATAAATTTATTCGACCCCCTTACACATATTTGATTATCTCTGCAAATACTTCGGGGTGCTTTGCCTTCCATGCTAAGTAAGTCTCAACATTACCATTGAACTTCTCAGCAACAAGTTTTTGTTCACCGAACGGCAAGTTAGAGCCAGGTTTGACTCCCTGTGCCATTGGTGTTGAACGTGGGGATGAGAAAGGTTGCATTGGCGTAGTTGCGGCTGGCTTCTCAGTCAGGCGTAACGCATCATCGAGTATTTCTTGGTAGTCCTCTTTTGTGGTAATACCACTAAGATTCATACGTCCGAGTGCTCGTTGGTATGCGGCTAATGTTAATCCGTCCTTGTCATTCTCTGGTGAGAATTCAGGATGGGCAGCAATGAACTCTGCGGTAGCTGAATCAATGATCCTTTTAAGGCTCTCTTGATCCCTCTTCTTAAGTTCGGCAGTAATTACCTTTTCGATTTCGTCAGGCGAAACTGCTTGCTGGCTGGCCAACTCACGGTTCTTCTTGCGAAGTTCTATAAGTTCATTTTTCATGCTAGTAGTGCCATTCACTAGCGCGTCATGCTCGTCTTTAGTAAGCACAATCTTCTCATCACCCCCAGGGATATTCTCCCCTTCTGGTGTCTTCTCCATAATTTTGTTCCCTTTTATTACTAACACTTTTTATTCTGGTTCATGCCCAGACCAGGTTGAGTCCTGGAACGACCTTATGGTTCTGACCGTTTGGCGGTCAGTGGTTCCCCGAGGCAGGGTCGGGGGACCACTCACAGTCAAACTATGAGTACTGTAACACTAATTGTCTACATTGTCAAGCAAGTTCTTAAGATAATTAGTTCGTGAGAAAGCACCACGAATAATATCTCGTTCCCTATCTGTCTGGGCTGCAAAATATCGCTTGATATCGTTTATCATAGTCTCACGAAAGAACTCGTGAAGACCATCTATTTTTGCCATGTCTGAATAGAGTTCGGGGTTTCCGATCTTTTCTATTTCAACTCCCTCCCAATTACCGAGGGAAGAAATAACGTCTACCTTTTCTTCTTTCTTTTTAAACATATTATTGTCCTAGTGACTGGCGTCCACGAGCAATTCCAGCAGGTGGCTTAGCCATGTTAGCTGCTACTCCCATAGTTGGCTTATTAGGGCCATTGGGTGAAACTGGTTGTGCTGGAGAAGGGGCAATAGGTTGTGCTTGTCCTGGTGCTAGAGGGGTATTACCAGGTGCGGGTTGCTGTTGCTGTTGAGCCATAATCTTTGATGGATCATCTCCCATAACCTCAGCAGTCTGCGCTGCAAGTTCGGCCACATCAAATGTTCCTTGAGGAAACTCCTGGAGATAGACTTTAACCTTTTCAAGTTGCAAGGCCTTCTCTACATCCCTAGTATTCTTATTATTCTTGTCCATTATAGTCTTGGCATTGAACTCCATATGACGTAGGTACTCAGCATTAATAGCTAGGTACTCAGTATGCTGGCCAGTTATTGCATGCTTAACAGCACCCTTAACTGCCAATTGGTTCTGATCTGGCATATCCTCTGAGTTCTGGAATAGAGCTATAACCTTGGTACCGCGCTTACCGTGTGATAGGGTTGTGCCATCAACCTTAAATAGATTAAATGCCTTTCCAAGTTCTTGGTCTGCATCATCACCAAGTACTCCCTGTAGAACTGGGCATGAAGGATCGGTCCAGAACTGAAGTATATTCTTAGCGCGAAGGTAGGCCTTACGACGAATAGCAAAGTTAATTTGATTGGTGAATACTCCCTGTGACGAAGTGGCACCAGCTTGTGCTGCCTGAATTTCTGTTGCTGTGGTGCGTGCTCCAACACCAGCCTTACCAGATGATACCTGGTCTACAGAAGCCTCTTCCATTACTTGTCGAGTATAGTTAAGGATGAATTCGTGCCACCCAGACGGTGCACCAAGATCAAGAGTAGCATACGCATCCCTAAGAGGAAGTCCCTGTGTATCAATTGGAGTTCTACGTCCTGGGCGGAGATAGTCATCTTCAATCGCATCGTTCCCTGCAGTAAGCAATGGGGGAAAGATCGTAAGGAAACTCTGGTCAAGGAGCATGTTGGTTAGTACATCCAAGACATCCTGTGAACTTTGTAGTCTATCTGGAAGGGACTTACCATAGAACCAATTGCCAATGAAGTCATACTTCATATCGAAGAACGGGAGTTCCTTGTGGTTGAATGGCATTGGACTAACTTCCTCATTAGGACCAATTGGGTTAAGCCAAACTCCGTTGGCTATGATAACATAGATATCGTTAATCTTGTCGTAAAGACGCACAATCTCAACATTTCCTGGCTGGACAGTGGTCGAGATATAATCTAGATAGAACGGTCTCTGTTCACGCCACTGTGATAGCGGGGCATGGGGTTTCACGTAACGTGACTTTTCATACATTGACCAATTCAATTTGAACTCATCATATGAAATTTCGCGTCTCCAGAAACAGAACGGCATATCCTTAATAGTTCTAATTCCTACATGTGCTGGATAGAACTCTTCCAATGGAACAATCTCTGCATAGAGTTTAGTTTCCTTGGTTATATTATCAGTGAAGGTTATATCATCGCCAGCACCTTTAACATCCCGAAGATGACGTTCAAATACTTCTACACCCTCGTAACCAACAGCAGTTCCTTTAACGATACACTCCAATAGAAAGTTGGACATAAATTCCTCATATCCAGCAATCTCTTCTGAATAAGCATAAAGATCCGTAAGCAATGAAGCCTTACGAATGTCATCGTCTCCACGAGCCTCAAAGGTCCCAACTGGGAGATTGTCCACTGTTTTCCCAAGGACAGTCATTACCTTATTGCGAGTAAACTGGTCATGCACGCGGGCTTGCCAGTCTTCGAGTCCATCTCGTTCAAAGATATTAGTTATGAAACGAGAGGTAGAATCATTAATATATTCAATGATAGTGCGCCCATCAAAGTATTGATAGGCCCTATTACGCATATCCTGTGCCCATCGGAAGCGAAAGAATGTCTCTCGTACAACCTGCATCTCTTTAGCAGACTGAATATAGAATTGGTCCTGTTCAGGGATAAAGGTCTCAGGCTGCAGTAGTGGCGTATTACCATACGTTAACTGAGGAGAAGTATCAGATAGTGCCATATTTTTGACAGTATAACATTAGTTCATTAATAAGTCAATGATTACTTGATCCTCATTTGTTTATAGCCATTTATAGCATTATCGTAGAACTCCTTATTTGATTTGAACATGTACACCCGCGTACGAATTCTATCAAGGTTATCCCAATATCCCTCTCTAAAGTTCTTTACTCTAGCAGTTGTTTCCATTAAGTCCTCGTACTCCTGTCTATAACTGTTATCCTCAAAGTGGTAGTTCTTTTCCTCAATATCATAACCAATCTCAGTCATATCCTTAGAGCATTCTCCAATATATGCCTGTTGATAATAGATACGGTAGAAACCGTATTTAATCCTTTTAAACCTAAGTAGAGGTGATATCTTCTCACACTCTTTTCTAAGACGCCTAAACCAACGTGTTCCTTTAGACATAATTAATATCCAACAGTTCTCTTTTGACCAAAGCGCGACTTGGGAAACTTATCCCTCGCCTTGGTTCCTGGTGCTCTAAATTCTTCTATTCCCAATGCTAAATATTCAAAAGCAGAACGATAGTGAGAAGTCCAGTTATGCACGGGAGCATCAGATTTAACCTCATCAAGACCAGCTCGTCGAATCTTTGGATAGGACGCTTGAGTCATACACCCATTAAAATATAACGAACGAGGTGTGTCATTCAAATCTATTCCCTGCATAATTAATCCTTTAGCTGCCATCTTTCGTTTTTGAAAACCTTTCCACTCGTCTCTGAAGTTAACTATTATACCACGATTTCTTAGTAGGTCAAAGACAGAATAGTCGGAAGCTTGGGTAATAAACCTTCCGCTTGGATCGCCAAAATGAGTTCCAATCCCCCAGTTTCTATGAGACTCAATAAGATTTACTTCAGCAGGAGTATAATTAAATCTTCCATAGAGATCAGAGTTAATAAATCCAGTTACAAATGGAACGAAGAAGTCTATATGTTTATTAGAGTTTTTATACTCATCAATAATCCTCAACCTTCCATCGTGATCGCGTTGAGACCAAATTAAGGCAGTGTCATCAGTCCTACCAAAATCCCATCCTACATAAAGTGGAAGTGCTGGGTCATATGGAAAGACTCCTTTGACTACAAATTGTGCATCCCATTCTGGATAGACTCTACCCTCTTGGGACTTGGTATATGAGATATCCAACTCTTGGGCTATTGTTTCAGGAGCATTACGTTCCTTTTCATATTCATACCACTGTTGATCCTTAAGTGGGGATCTACTCCAGTGCATTGTTAGAATGTCATCAACTCTTTGGTTAGCCAAGAACTCCTCCTTAAGCATGGCATAGAAGTTATATCCATGCGGAGTCGAGTTGGCTATACGACAGTTAGTGACCTGAGAACATGCTTCCCACGCTTCTTTCCCCCATTCCCAGAAACCTAATTCATCAAAGAGTACTGCTGTTTGACGAGATCCGCGTCCGAACTCTGGGTTCATTGTATCTCCTGTAATCTGGTTGAAGTTATCTGGATTGATAATCTTCATATGCCTACGATCCTTATCCAAATTGAATTTCTTTGGTAGGATCCACTTAGGTAGACTTTGGATCGCATAATCCAATCTACCAAACAGGGAGTCAAAGGTTCTATTATCCACAAGATCCTCCTTATAGGATCCAAGTAGAAATTTACTTCCATCCCTAAATAACCAATACCAGAGTGGAATATAAACAAATACCACATCCGTCATTCCCATGTCGCGGGATTTCTCTATAAAAAGATCAGTCCCCTTATCTATGTGGGACACAACAGATCTAATAACCTCCTTCTGATATTCATAAAGAATAAATGGAAGGTCATGTTCGTCTACCTGAGGTCTGGGGTCTAGAGTCCATCCAAAGTGCTCAATAAAGAAAATACACCCCTCGGCAGGATCATCTGGTCTAGCACAAAGATTCCACGTGATAGATCTAGCTTCTACGTGTTTATTACAGGCGTCATTAACCTTTAATCTAGAGGCCAATACTCCTTGATATGCTTCGGACTTTCTATACTGTTTCCAATTTTCAAGTCTCCTTACCATTTCATCTGCCGTATTCATCTTATTGACAAGAAATACAGACGTTGGGATTATCGGCAGGATCCTCAGGGAATCCAGCAAACTGATCCACAACCTTATCCTCTACTTCGTTATTTGAGTTTTCCATATGCTTTCTTTTTAGCCTTAGTTCCCATTTTACTAACTACCTTTCTTGCTTCCTTCCTAACAACCTTCTCAGTCATCTTGGGATGTTTGACATGTAATCCCTCGTGAACAATGGTATTCAATAGAGTCCCATCCTTTTTAGGTATCCCCATCTTAACCTTCTTATTCTTATGAATTTTCTTATTAACTTTAACAGTCTTTTTATCAAAATCTGTCTCCCCATAAGCCCCTTTCATCTTATTGTCCGTCACCCACTTCCATTTCTTTTTCTTTGCCATATTAGTCCTTACGTTGCATTTCTTCCCTCATTTGCATGATGGCCTTTAATGCTTCATCTGGGTCTAGATGGTCTGGAATATTAGACATAAGGGCCACATGCTCAGTTGCCTTTCCAGCCATTATCTGACCCTTATCGAATAATACCCCAAATAACCAACCAAGATCCTTAAGCTTCTCGGCCTGCAAAGCTTTTGGGTCTTTATCTAATTGGTCCAATTTTCTCCTAATTAACTGTCCTGCTAGATCTCTGGTACCAGTTAAAAGTGTTCCAAGATCTTGCTTTTCCACCTCAATAATAGAAGTTTGTTTAGGTGCCCTGTCCTTGATAGACTTCTCCACCTCTTTTACTGACTCAAGACTGATCCCCCACTTATTAGGTTCATCTCTTACTATGTTAAAGGCTCTCATTACAGCAGACTTCATAGACCTTTCGTTCTTATAATAAGAACCAAATCCATATTCCTTAGCCACCTCAAGAGCAGTTCCCTTTCCTAGTGCAAGGAAAATTTCTCCCCCGTGCTTTTCAATCAACTCCTTTACTGTAGAGTAAACAGGTACAATTCCTTTTAATGCCATGATTGGAACAGTATAGCTTAATAGGGGTCAATTGTCAATGGGCTAAGTAGGTGATTGGGGGTCTTGAGGCAAGCTCAATGGTAACAAAATATAAAGAAATATGAAAAATTTTGGGTGGGGTGGCTTCAACCCATAAGGTGTATGGGGGCCATACCCGTGCCGAGAGACAAAGGAATCCTTCGGATAGACTAGAGAGCGCCGCCGATTACGCCACAAACCATCCCCTTGTGTCAAGACATATCCACGTGTTGTAATATATGCTCCCCTATGGCCATATAGCGTGTGTGGGTGCGCGATTGACAGTGCACGTAGTATGTGTGATAGTATATAGCATATATATACACGCTTGTCTCGGTGCGTGGGAGGCTACATACGTGCCCATCTATGCGCCGTCATGGACACTCTACGCACTGTATGGCCTAATACCTAACAGCACTAAGCCATATATACTCTACTATACCTATACATCACTTGTAAACCCTCTATATGTGATGTGTAATACGGGGAGCGAATTACACAACGAGAAAAGCGGCATAACAAGCCGCTTGTTCTCCTTTACGTTGATTTCCCGATGCCCAGTCACTATATCACCTGTATTCTGTTGATGTATAGTGAGTATTGTTGTGTGGTTTTTCGGGGGTGAAAATTGACACCGTATAACCTATGTATTAAGCCATAAGTCAAGTCTTGTGCGCTATCCACAGGTGGCGTATAATTTCACTCTTTTTTCACATACCATGTGCTAGATTATATAGAACATATCCAGCGATCGATAACCGGATACAGTTACAAGCAATTACACAAAGCTATAAACAAGATCAATATGAAAAAACTCCCAGCAGGTCACATGAAGCGGTATGCGCATCTGGTCAATAATGAAAGCGGACGCCGCGTGTTGCGTATGAAGCATGAAGAGATAAACGAGAAGGGCGCAAATCACTTCAAAGCGGGTTATGTAGCAGTTATCAAACATCTCATAAGCACACTATGAACGACTACAGGCCAGCAAAGCAATCCTACCGCGTCACCTTCGATGACATCGCCGGCGCCGCCGCGCTTTTCGTCGCGATGATCTTACTAGTACTATTACCGTGGATTATATGACAAATAAACTTCACATCCTCACGCTCGAAACCGACTACAAAGCCAACGGAAACAGCACCGGAAGCGCGCTAGACACGCTCGCGATAGCAGTAGACGGCCGCGACTCAAACGATATAGACGACAACATGTTTGAAGCCGAAGACGCGGCTATAGACTACGTACTAGAGCATTACGACTATGAGCGCGACATGCTAAAGGCCGCTACTAAAAAGGAATTGAAAGCATGGCTCAACGATCCGCAAGCGCAAGCTATCGCGCTATCCGTGTTCACGGATAAATTGCGCCGCGACTCGCAGCCTGCATACGAATCCGATACCGATCTCGCAAAGGAATTGCAAGAGGCCATGGACGCTGTACATGACGATAACTATAAGGAATGGATCAACGGCGATCATCGCGAATGGGACGGTATCCTTTCCATGGCCTCAAAGCGCTACAGCGAGCGTGAAATAGATTTTACAACGGACAAGGGTGAAGTATACGCGGACATACCGGACACGACTATCGCGCAATGGATTGAGGATGGTAGCATCGCTCGCAAAGGCGAGGCACGTACCTATCTCGAACACTGCGTCAATACCGATGCTCGGAATGAGTACCAAAAGCGCATTAGCAAGAATGAAGCGCGCAAAGTAGAACACGAGCGCCTAACCGCATACAAAGCCACACAAGCGCAAGCCGCCGAAGTAGCGCGACAAGAAAAGATCAAGAAGCTTATCAAGAAAGCCTAGCGCCCCGCTAGCCCGCCTGTACCCTGTACGGGCGTGCCATGCGGATCACTTAGTATCCGCGCGAGTAACATGCTAGTTACACGCTCGCTCACTGACAAAAGAATATGGATCAAAAAATACTCTATATCGGAGACGTCCTAACGGATGGCCGATATCAAAAAACGTTCCTAAAATCGAAGATAAAAGACGGTACACTGACGATCAGTGGCGTTATTGGCCCACAGCCATCGGGAAATTGCGCCGGCTCATGCGGCCAAATTGAGACGACTTTATACGATGCTTTTGCAGCGCATGAAATACGTTTCCATCAAAACTTCACGCCGGCGATGCTCTCTCATCTACTTGATATATGGGAGAAATGGCATCTCAACGACATGCACGCGGAGTGCGAGCATCAACGCGCGCTAGGCTGGACATACGAGACGCATAAAGGGCAAGAATGCCCGACATGCGGATACAAGATCGGTACTGAATGGAAACGTGTTGAGCTGCCGAAAGACGTTATCACGTTCATGACGTCTCTGCCCAACAGTACGGTAACACCGGCATGGGTATGAAATACTCCGTCAAACTCACACGCGAGGACGGCAAAACCGTCACGCTCGCGGCAAACGAGTACATCGACATCGACATAACCGAAGGGAACCGCCGGATATTCACGCTCACGCTACGTAATGGCAAGCTGTACGATCAGCACGATAACGAGATAGAACACTTACACGACTGGGACGCACACGGGAAATGCACCGACTGCGGACAATGGAACTACTACGGGACACCGACAAAATAAAAGGCAAACGCAAAGCCGCAAGGCAAAGCAAAAGCCGCATTACTAGCATGCGGCTTTTTTGTTGTATATATTATAGCACAAAGCCACGATAAGTGCAAGGGCACTCATCGGGCTTTCTACGATCTACTGACTCATTTTTTAACACCTTACATCCCCAAGCGATTACCACGTAGGTATGTCCATCGTACGGCGCGCCCTGCGGATGGTGCTTTCTACAACGGTTTTCTTTTCCCCCAAACCATCCCAGTTTTTAAGAGCGAGCATGTTAACATTCCATACCCACGTCTTTGTCATTCTTTCGGGTGACATCATGTAATTGCCATTGTGGGATGGCAAGCTACTTACCACCGTGCCAAGTTTCTGATCCTCAATATACTTTGCAAGATCATCGCCTATGGTACGAGTTTGCACATTGTCACCGTACAATATCATAAACTCGTCCCCAGCGCGCATGAATTTGCGCTTTAGATCGCTAACCACTTCAGATGGCTCTGTATACATGGATATGCCAGAAATTTGAAATGTGCCACACCCTACCCGACTTTCATAAATTTCCAGCGGCCCATATTGTAAATCGTCTGTAAGTAAACTCATACATTTGTACGTTATGCTAATACTGGGTGGGTGCGACAATACTCCACCATCTCCCCCAGGTGTATACGATCATCTGGCACGTCATGGGGGGTGGCGTCCCGATCACGCCTAACACGCTGTAATTGCTCTTTAAGGCGAAACTTCAACGTGTGTCGCTGTCTCGCACTTAGACTGCGGATCATGGGGTTAACATCAAAATATCCCTTGATCCTGTTTACTGCCTCTAGCTCTATGTTATAGTCATCCCACATAGTTTATTTATTATCGAATAATGACTGCGTATAAGACTCGATCCACTTGTCATAATCGGGGGAAAAAACTTCATGTGGATTGAAAAAGATAGACGCCTTACCATCTCCCGTGTCTATTGTTTCTTCAACATATCCAGCACCACGTTCCATGTATAAGATATCCTCGTATAGTGGATACTCTACATAATATATCTCTGCGGTATGATGACGTTCCTTATCGAATCCAAAGTGTGGATCGTCTTTTATCGCGTGATACAATCTTGGATATGTGCCGTGTAGATACATTACTCCCTTTACGTCCACCGATCCCATGAACTTGGCGTTACCCAGCATTTCATGATTATAGAATCCTTTTTTGAGTGTACCGAAGCACGCTACTAATTTTTTTGGTTGTTGTATCATACTACCAGTTATAACCATCGTCGCCGTCTTCTAGTCTAAAGCAATTGTGCTTTTTGGCCCATTCTTCCATTTTGTCCCAATCCACACTCCATATCCATAATTGAACATTTCGTCCACTGTGACCTATTCTACGGGGACTAGCTGTGATTGTTCCTAACTGATTGCGAATAATGTATGCGGCTAGTTTTGATCCTCTACGATTATAAACTGCGTCTGTGAAAACGTAGAGATTATATCTATCGTTTGAGTATGGAGTCTCACTTTCACAAAACATGTACATATTTCCTACAGCACTACTATCCAAATCAGCCATTTCACCGATCCCACAACATGAAGCTATTTGTTCAATTTCCATACTACTTTACCATGTCCTTAGAAACGACCTTTGCTAGAAAGTCCTCGAATCCCCCAGCATGACCATCGCCAAGTCCGATCCAATGGTCTAGGGGGTTTTCCTTAAACCAATAGGACATGGGCTTAGTGATAAAGTGTTCAAAATATGCGATGTTTCCCGTTGTAATGGGATGATGGCCTCCAACACCCACCATTTCTATGAGCAACGGCTTTATCGCGTTAAAGTTTTTCAACGCAAGGTCGAAGTCATTTTCGTTGATCGCTTTAACAACATCGCGCATACGCACCTTTTCCAATAATGCTTTAGAGTAGGAAAAGTCCTCTGTATCGTTTGCAACGATATTTACCGCGAGCCTAGCAAGCCCAAAGGCCATTCCAAACAGTGGGTATGATGTTAGCCAGAAGTTAGACAAGGTGCGGTATTCCAGCCCGTATTTTGGGGTACGGTATTCACCTGCCTTGCCATATACCTTGCGTCGCTCTATGTTTGACGGGTTCCTGTCTACCAGAACACAAGTATTGCCTACAATCAAGTCTAGAATAGGCACTATAATCTTATGATTGTCAAGTGCATCCTTGATCTTGCGTTGCGTCTCTAGCGTGTCGGATGGGTTCGGGCCAAGATGAATATGCCCACCTGCCGCACGGGTACGATAGACTAACGGATTGACGGTGATTTTACTATTGCCATCCTCTGCGTAGGCATTGTGTGATGGCGAACATCCAAAACGCTTAGACGACGCACTAAGGCTATCCATCTCCTCCTTAGAGACTTCAACGGCTTGTGAGAAATCTATGGTATTGCCGTCTTTCAATAACTCATTCTTGATCTTACGGAAACACCACGCGATCTCATTTCCCAATGTTGCACGGCATGAGTGTGGGCGCGGGTTCAGTTCGGCTTGCACACCATCTATGATGATCTTTCCGGCAACTGAATCGGAAGTGAGCGCGTGTGTTCCCATTGTGCTGTCACCCTTGTTAAACAATACTTTCCCTTCTTTGGGTATCAGCTTTTCACTACCAACGATTTTACCATCCTTGCTAAAGAAAAACTCTGGATCACACCCCATCGAAATGCTGTAGTATGTTAAGGCGTTCATGGCGTCAACTTAATTTATAATTCACACTCCGTTCTGGCACGTCTAATAATTTCATCTCGTCTGGTAATGGCAAGTCGTAAATTACTTTGTGTTCCTCGATCCACATATTTTTGCTAACAAGATCGCTGGCTTCTACGATTTGTCGGCTAACACGATATAAGCAAGTGTCAACATCCCTACCCCGCAACGGGACTACACGCTGTGCCTTGCGTCCGTTCTCGCACTCTAGGTTAAATTGTATTGCTACGGGGACGCTTTTAGAGAGCATATCTTTCTTTTTTGTGGGATAAATCTTGATCCATACCTTACCTGTTTTTACCCATTCACCATCCACCATAGGCACCCATGTGAGCTTCTAGTTCGGCACATGTAGCAATACGGGCGTTGTGTGCCTCGCCCCACTGTGAGCTTGCGGCGTCCACCATGGCTTTTGCTTCTTCACTGTCTTTAAGAATGAATGGCTTTGCTTGTACGGCCTCACGCAACAATTCTTGTGCAGATCGCAACTCCCTTAGTGCGTCATTTTCACTATCAAGATCATCCTGTAAATCGTCGCGCAATTGTCGCAACAGCCCTGCGTCTGCGTCACCACGCCCCATGTCTGCCGCTTCGATCTCATTGTCTATTGCGTTAAGGTCAATGCCGATGTCAATAAGCGTCATATCCTCTACTTGCTCTGCGGCACCTGCGGCAAGTAATTTAGACTTTGTGGGTAGAAGTCCCCACATGGTCTTTAAGTTTACGTCTTGATCTTGCGTTGCTTTAAGGGTTTCTATCCAATCAAATGAGGGGTGTGACTCTATCCTTGTGCCCGTCATTCTTGCAACGGCGTCGTCAATTTCGGGGTCTGGTTCTGGCTCGTTAGGGCCACCATCATAGAGTATAACAGCATCTTCGGGTAGGCCGTTGGACTGGCCAGCCTTACGCGCGGCGCAACGTTCTGCCTTTCTTTCGGCTTTAGTCTTATGTACATTTTTGATTCCGCTTGCATTTGTAGAGAATCCATGATAAGCAATACCGTTGGCTTGTTTGGTGGTGATCTCGCCTGTCTGCCAGTTTTTGAAATATATTTTGTCAGCGTCTACTTCTTTTCCACCAGCTTCGCTTGACAATGTGAACAAAACATTGTCTTCTTCTAGGCATACAGGATTGCCATTATTTCGTCCCCAAAATAGGGAGTTGACCTTGCCAGCGTCCTTACCATTCTTGAATACTTGTAGGCCAATGAAAGCGATGGTGCCCGCCGACTTTACCCACGTTTGCTTTCCCTCGATAAATGCGGCCATGTCAACTGCAAAAACCTCGCTATCGTTTACCTTTGTTTTAGTTTCCAAGTCCTCGTAGTATTCGTCGGTGTTGACAAACTCATGGTATTTTCCCTCTGCCATTTCGGACATGAACTTTATACCAGCCTTTTTGTATTCACCAAAAAGAAACTCTGCATTAGCGATCACGCCGTTATGTACGATGTAATAATCAAAATCAAAATCGTCCTTACTGATCTTGAATGGGTGGGTTGCGCCCACATAGTTAGGTAGACTTGTGGGGGAGCGATGATGAAACAGAATCTTACTAGACTGTTCACTTGCAAGTGCCTCCATGATCCCGTCTTCGTCTGTACTGCGGTGTATCTCACCAACGAATCCGTTGGCATCTACCGCAACGTAACCATATCCCGACTTTCCGCGATGATCCTGTTTTCGGTATCGCTTTATTAGTGGCTTTACAGCACTCATACCACGTTTACTATCTACCCATAAGATACCACACATAAATTATTATTTATCGTCTGCGATTAAACTTTCAACAAAATGTGAATCCTCACCAGAATACTCAGATATGCGCTTACGCAAGTATGTCTCTGTATCGCTTGGTAGGTTTAGCTTGGCGAAAAATAGGTCTGCCTTACGATCTATTTCGATAACCATGTCTGCCTTTTCCAATCTGTCAAGGTTAAAGCGGGGGTCTTTTAGGTCTGCGGCGATGTCCACAATACGCTGATGTAGAGCAGTCCAGTGGAGAGCTTTGTCGGCGTCTGTAGTACCTGCGTGATATCGAATCTCGATAGTGCCGTGTTTTAATAATGCCCTAAAATTGATCCCATAGTATCGGCTTTCGTGTCGTTGTTCTCCCATTGACAGTCTGAATCCACGCAAGTCCTTTGTCTTTGTCCATGCGTTGAAAAAGTCAAGGATAGAAGCGCAAACCGATACGTCTCGTATGGACATGCGCGTTGACGCACGGATCGCAAAGTCATTGTCGCGTCTATCACATGGCAACATCGCGGCAAGCACGTCATCAAATGCGATATAGAATGAGGCCACGCGCTTAATTCTATCTAGGCGATCCTTATCTCCCTTGCTATAAGACTTAGGTACACAAACACAATAAAGATTATTAGAAGTCTCCCTGTCTATGACAACAAACTTGGAATATCCGAACGTGACAAGGGATGGTTCACCGTGATATTTTTTAATGTCTGCCTCCGTCTTTATACTGTCGTTGTTTTTAATTCTTGCACCACGCGATCCAATCGGCGTGTAGAATTGTATAAAAGTTTCTGCAACTTTTCCATCATCTGCCCACACAACGGGTAGGTTTGCTACGGACTTTCCACTTTGCATATAATCCAGAAACTCGTTGACCGTGAATTGATCTAGCGATCCGTTAGAATAGACAGCCTCCCATAGCCCGTAGTTATCCTCGCGCATTGTCTTTTGTAGGGTGGCGTCCAAAACGTATATTCTACAGTCTCTTATTTTACCGATCACCGAAAGGGTGGTGAGATCTATTCTTGTGTTCTCAAAATAATCTGCGGCGTCAATGTGAACATGAAGTCCACAGCTATCATCTGCGCCAGCCTTTACCTTTTGTAGTGAGGAACACATGGCTTTTATCTTGTCTTCGCCTGTCTTACCGCAAAGTATGGGAGAAACTACCTCTATACCAGCGTTTACGCTACCATCGTGAACTAGGTTAAAATCACGGGCCACAAGGTCGCGTAGTGTATGTTGCCCAGCAAGGTCTAGGTTCACTTCAAACTCTAGTCCAAACTGGCGATCCGACTTGATGATCGTGCCTTGTTCAAACTTAGGCTTGGGCTTTTTTTTATCATGAGGCTCAAAAACTTCTTGGTTTCTTGTTAGCTCAATGAAGCACGGCGCACAAAGAATCCTAAAGCCAAACATCCCCTCAACTCTCTGTGCATTTTCTTCTATTACCCCACCGCAACGATCACATCCTATCAAATGACGATCTGGTACAAAGTCTTCTAACAAACCCCTACGCAGTTGCTCCATATTTTGCTGTGCCTGTGTGGGTTGGTTATTTTGTGGTGCGTTAGGCATATTGTTTGTTTTATTTGATTACTTGGGTGGGGGGATTATCCCGTATGGGTGCGCCCAATACTGCGGATCATGTGTGGTTTTTGTTGCCCCCCACCTAAATAATAAATTTATAATTGGTGGGAGTGTTTTAAGGCACACTCCCTAAAGCCATTACTGTGTTCGCCGCACTTGGTTCTTGTATGCGTGTTCTTGTCTTTGCGCTTCCGCTATTCTGGTTTGAGTCTCGACCCAATCCATTTTGCATGTCTCACGGCAAAAATGCCTATGAGCGTAATGCACCGGTGCGTTGGCGAACTTGATCCCGCACCAATCACATTTTAGAAGCATCTAAATCACCTCCTTTCCTGCGTATAAGACTATCACATGTACCTACTTGACCGCAAGTGTTTTTTATCGTGCAGAATGACTTTTTGCAATACAACACAGTTATGCAAGTGTGCATAGTTGACTGCGTGTATCTACTTGCTATCCTTATGTTACACCTAAGTCGTAACGGTGTAAAGTTTACAAACTAAACTAATGTGTTATGTACACATATAAAGTTTTAAGCGGTGAACATGCTGGCTGGTGGTGTGCTAAGCGTGGATCGGTGGGTGTCTACGGACGGACAAGGGAGTCAGCCATTAAACAGCTTAAAATGGTACTTGGCCTATGAAAATCTTACACGTTAAATCGGGATACTATCGTGCAATCTTTCGCAATATGTTTGGCCGTGTTTGCGTAGTGTCTTGTAGCTCTCGCAAGCTCTGTATAGAGGAATCGCTAAATTACTACTTCACTGGGGCTTACGCATACTCGGACACAATAATCGCTTGACAGCAAGTGGGGGTGGGGAGTAGAATGTTCCCAGTAATGATCTTTCACATGTTCTGTACTGTGCTGTGCGTGTGATACATCCCTAACGGCTGTATCTACCATGAGTGCAAGTGCTAAGTAGCAATCGTGCCCTTAATTGTTTTCAAAGTGCGTGATTGTTGTAGCGTAGGTAATAGTTTGCTAGACTTCGCGGATCAAACTGCGATGGAGTTAGGCCCATTTGTGACCAAAGCGATACTGGCTTAGGATGATCTATAGGCGAACTTAGTCGCCAGCTAGCGGCCTAGAAGCGGGATAATTTATCCACGCCCGATCCGTAGACAAATGCCAACAGGTAGACATCACTCGCACAACACGGTACAGAAAAATGGTGGTGGTTTAGAAACCGCGCCAAAATCTACGACTTCCCATATACGGAAGAAGGCGCGGTTTTTAGACCATCACATAGCGGTGCTACATATACAAAGCCCTTTTCATACACAGGGTGTGCCGTATGGTGTAGCTTAATGAAACCCAAAAATCGCCGCTATACGACAAGTTATAAACTTGTTGTCCTATCCTCGGCTTGTGCTATCCCATTTGAGGTGTATTCGATATATACATCGCTAAGGACGCACCAGTCAAGGGGCTATGGCCCCTAGAAAGACTGATCTTAGGAATACACCGTGTGTACGTCCTACTATCAGATCGTAGGCCACATTGTCCATGAGGGCTTGTGACATCTACCCCGCAAGATACCGCAATTTCTTGCGTATCCCCCAGTCGGAACTTAATCCTGTTTCGCCGCTATTCATGAGATATATCGCGCTACTGTGTAGCCACCGATTATATTCTGATAGTGCCTAAAGGCAACATATCATAGGCTACTATGTCGCTGGGGGATTTTCTAAACGGTGTGAGGGCTGTCCGTCCATCAAAGCCCCTCAAAGTTACGGGTTAGTGTAAGCGGGCACGGCGACTTGAAACTCGCTAGCGGTGGTTCGATCCCATCCCCGTAATATAGGTGGCGAGCCGCCACATAGCACATCAGGCTAGAGTCAACCGCCCATTCTTAGTGGCCGCAACCACGAATTAGTAGGGGAATTGGTGGGGGCAGTACCCACCATGTGCAATAAATTAAAATTATGCCAGAAAATGAATGTTACTGTGACTGTCTAAACTGTGAGCTTGGCGATCATGAACTTTGTATTTTTGAGTGCAAGGATCACGCCGACGATGAAATGCCCGATTTTGACCTATTCATCGAAGACGATGATATGACATGACGCCAGACTTTTTTATCATACCCTATAGACTTATAAACGATGAACACTTGACAGGAGTGCATCATCGTGTTTATGCTACGCTTTATTGGTACGAACACTTAAAGGACGGAAAGTGCTTTGCATCAAATGACGAGATTGCTAGGGTAGCGAAAACCGCACCCGATACCGTTACAAATGTTCTGCGTGAACTTGAAAAACTAGGGTACATACAGCGATCCTTTTTCGACGATGGAAAGAATCATCATAGGCAACAGATTAAGACACTTATTTCGTTTTCAGTCAATACCGTCCAATCTACACAAGGGGTCGTCCAATCTACAGATGTAAATCCGTCCAATGCACAGATTGACAGAGAGAGTAACATAGGAGAGAGTAATATAAGAGAGAGTAATAAGATTACATCCGATCCTATTAAGCCTAACAGGACGAGTGTTGACACTCTTATCCAGCTCTATCAAAACCTATACAAGTTTAACTACGGAAACCTGCCTAAGCTACCCTCATACCCCGCCACCTATAAAGCCCTAGAGAGGATACTTAAAACACACACGCTTGCACAAGCTGGGTGTTTCATGTTCCAGCATTTTGAGTGGCGAGGAATGACGGGTAATGACGATTTCATGTGGGATAAGGCTTATGAGGCTGGATTTCCCCTTACATGGCTTTATAATAACGTGGGGCAGTACGAAACTTACCTTATGGCTAATGAGCCAACTGCCTCAATGTGGGGCCAAGATCATGACACCGAACTTACGAAGTATCTTGACACACTTTGTAAAGAGTTGTTTAACAGCGTAGAACACTTGATTTCATGAGAAAAGCATGATAAGATTGTTTTTAACAGTGCAGGGCCGATTGCAAAACTTAATAGTTTGATGATTTTTATATGGGTAGGATCGTCATTTTTCCTTACAAAATAGCCAGTGCGTCTTCACGGGGTATAGCCGACGCGCTTCAACGTAATAATGGGAAAAACACAATTAGGGTGTATCCTAATCGTCGCTATACTAGTCGTGTTGATGATCTAATTGTCAACTGGGGTAATTCTAGAGAGCCACAATGGGCATACAATCCCGAACAGATTTTGAACAAGCCAAGTGCAGTAGCACTGGCAGTAAATAAGCTACGAACTTTTGAAAAACTAAGCGAGGCTGGAGTGCGAACAGTACCGTGGACAGTGGACATAGACGAGGCACGACAGTGGCATGACATCGTAGAGCGACACACGCTTACGGGTAGTGGGGGGGCGGGTATTCGTATATCTACCCCCGACACGATCCAGCCAGCCCCGCTTTACACAAAGCTACTCAATCCGTGCGAGGAATATCGTGTTCACATTTTTAAGGGCGAAGCAATTGACTATGCCAAGAAAATGAAACAGCGCGAGGATGGCACTTACGAGGCGGCCCCCGCAGAACGCATTAAAAACGCCCACAACGGCTTTTACTTCTTGCGCGATGTCTCCCCTAGAGAGGGTGTTGTACTTCGCGCTAGAGAGGCAATAGAGGCATTGGGGCTTGATTTTGGGGCGGTGGACATTATCAGATATCGGGACAGATCATACGTCCTAGAGGTAGGCACGGCGGCGGGCGTTAGCCCGATGGGACAAACTGCCTACGCTAATGCGATCACAGAATATGCCGAACAGGAATGATGGATTACCACTTAAATCTGTATACAAATGGTTTCTTATGGTTAAACCTGGTGCAAAAACAAAGCCAATGCCCGATCCTTTCCCCACTATCTCTAAAGAACTACTAAGGCGTGAAAGAGAGTCAATAATTGGAATTGACGTCGGCACGGTCGATCTGGCACTTGAAATGTTACTTGGTGGCAATCGTCACACACGCAACACTAGAAGCCACAGGCGCGAGATGATTAACAACGCTAAGCGAGAAACAGATGTATGGACGATCTAAAATACATAAATAATATGGAATTACAAACACCGATCAGTGAAAAATTGCAATCCATTAGGGAAACTTTGGGCCGTGAATATTCTCGTCCTGACATCTCCAAGCTTGATTCCCTAATTAAGAATTTGTGGGATACCACAGACGGACTTGACTACCTTAAAAAAAGAGGGTTAAACGACGAGACCATCCGTCACTTTAAACTTGGCTTCCAGACATCCCCAAGCGCCATTGCTATTCCAGTGTTCAAGAACGACGAACTCGTTAATATCAAGTATCGTTTCCTAGAACCAGTTGATAATAAATATTCTGGAGAGCATGGGGCAGAATCATGGGTGTTTAACCAAGATGGAATCCACGAAGCGTCTAAGAAAGGATTTGTCCTTGTTGTTGAGGGTGAGTTTGATGCGATGTCTGCTTGGCAAGCTGGGGTGAAGAATGTTGTTTCTCCATCTGCTGGTAAGGATTCATTTGGGGGATGGTTAGAACTCATTGACAATATCCCACGAATCTATATAGGATATGACAATGATGAACCAGGAAAGATGGCAGCACGCAAAATGGCAGAGAGACTTGGACAGGATAGGTGTTACAGTATCGACTATGGGGATTGCAAGGATCCAAATGAGTTTTTGACTAAACATTCAGTGGACGAGTTTCGAGAAGTACTTAAGTCTTCCAAACCATTCACGCGTCAACAATTCAAGACAATGGGGGATGTGATAGAGTCTCTTCGTAAGGGAGAGGTGGCAACAATCAGCTCTAAGTTCATGCCACAAATAAACTTTGAAAAGGGATGGATGGGAATCATCTCTGGACGTAGTAACGTTGGCAAGACTTCGTATGTTATGAACATAGCTAATGAGTTTGCTAATCACAACATACCAACATTGATACTCCCGTTTGAGCGTGGCATTGATTCTGTTGGGCGACGCTTCCTACAGATACGCGAAGACGCGGGACTAACGGAGCTTGCGATGTACAAAGACGAGGACTGGGATAGGGTAATGAAGGATGCTTCTGGCCTTCCCATATACTTTGCAATGCCAGATAAAGATCACACCGTAGAGTTTATATCTAAGTCTAAGAAGTACTTTGATATTCAGGTTGTTATCATAGATCACCTGGACTACATGGTGCGTCAATTGAGTAGTGGCTCTAGGGGGGACGCGATCATGGACACCTTACAAAAACTTAAAAGAATTGCAGAAGACTCTGGAATAGTATTACTCATAGTATCTCACGTTCGTAAGACGGAGCGACCTGGTGGATTCATTGCGAGAACTCGCAAACCAAACATCGAGGACTTAAAGGGATCATCTTCCCTCTATCAAGACCCAGAAGTGGTTATAATGTTGTCAGAGACAAACTCGCTTAATGAGATTTCGGTTGACGTTTTAAAAAATAAAGGTGAAATGGGAGATGGAATATACACATTCAATCCATCAACGGGAGTTTATGGAAAGACATTTAAACACTCGACATCCCCAAGAGAGATTGCACAGGTACAAGAAGCTAGCGACGATCTATGGAACTCAGTGTAAGTGAACTACAGAGATTGCGTGAGATTCCGATTCCTACGTTATTGGGATTAAAACCAGGAAGACGAATATCGGTTAGATGTCCATTCCACGAAGAACGTAGTCCATCTTGTGTTCTTTATCCCGATGGTGGATATCACTGTTTTGGATGCGGTAAAAATGGGCATGGAGCTATTTCATTCCTGGTTGATATGGGATATTCGTTCCACGATGCAACAGAGTACCTAAAAGCATGCCTATCCCCTCACGACATAATGCGATAGATATATACTTCTAGTATGAATAAAATAATACAATCGGATTGTTTAGTAGAGTTAGCAAAAATAAAAGGCGATTTTGTCATAGTTACAGATCCGCCATTTAATATCGGTTATCATTATGGGGATTATAAAGACAACTTGGAAGAAGATGAGTATTACTCTTGGTTGAGGGAAGTTTTCAAGTTTGCTCCATTTGTGGTAATTCATTACCCAGAAAGTATTTATAAAATCTCTTGGGCGGTAGAAGAAATACCACAAAAAGTTATCAGCTGGGTTTATAATTCAAATACAGCAAAACAACATAGAGATATAGCATTTTTTGGAATAAAACCAGATTTTAGAAAACTAGGACAACCTTTCAAAAACCCTACCGATAAAAGAATAATGAAAAGGATAGCAGATGGAAAACTAGCAAGAGGGTATGATTGGTGGAATATAAATCAAGTAAAAAATGTTTCTAAAGATAAAACTTCACACCCCTGCCAAATGCCTTTAGAAGTTATGGAGAATATAATTAAACTAATACCAGAGGATAAAATTATAGTTGATCCATTCGCTGGTTCTGGCACTACATTACTTGCGTGTAAAAATCTAGGGAGAGAATATATTGGAATTGAAATTGACGGAAAATACATAGATATTATAAATAAAAGATTGAATATATGACAGATTTATTCATTCGTACATTATGGCACACGAAAATAGTTTGTTGCTACGGGATAGGCATCCCTAAAACATTACACCACAGATTCCCCCTTGACATCAAGTAGCATTAGATGATAGTATGAATAAGTTAAAGGCAGAGCGCAGGGAAGGAAGTAAGCGAAGGAGACTTCGCTATTTCGGTCGGGATGGCGTATCTGTATTCGTTTTACAGGAAATAATAATGAAGAAATATGGCAAAGAAGAGAAAGACAGCAGTAGGGGCCAAGATCGAGAAGATCATGAAGGAAGGAGTACGACGTAATACCAAGAAACCAGTATCAAGTAAGAATCCTCGTCGCCCAGTTGGACAACGCCAGGCCATTGCAATTGCGGAGCATATGGTTGGTGGAAAGAAGAAGAAGCGATAGTATGCCAGCAGAACCAAGAATCGAAAAAGATTGTGAATTGCTTCGTGAACAGATTGAGACGCTTGGACAGAATCTTCTTAAAGCAAAACTTGAAGCTAACCAATTTCCTCCGATTGAGTCAGAGGATAGAGGAGAAGTGATGGCTAATCTAATGCTTGCATATCGACATCTAGAAGATGCTCGTATGCGTTTAGGTAAAGTCTATCAGGCTCGTAATAGTGGAATTAGTAATTCAACTCGATAATATGGCAGAGTTTAAGACTAGGGATAGTGGAAAGAGGATTACCTATTCAACGGGGATGAATCGAGATGTTAATGAGGGGAAGCCAAGATATGACTTGATTTATGTTCCGATGCTTAAGCGGTGGGCAGAGTTAATGCAGAGAGGTGCGGTGAAGTATGGGGCTAGGAATTGGGAGAAGGCAACAACAGAAGAGGAATTAGAAAGATTTAAGGATTCGGCGTTTCGGCACTTTGTACAATGGTTCTCTGGAGAAGTGGATGAGGATCACGCTGCGGCGATTCTATTTAATATTAGTGGAGCAGAGATGGTAAGGTCAAAATTACATGGGACAGACGATAGCACACACAAAGGAGGAACTAAAGTCCATCCTAAAAAGTCCAAACGATAAGCTCATTGCCATTGATGTTGATGGAGTATTGGCGTCGGGAGAATGGTGGGGTGATGATTCTGAACCAAAGGTAATTCCAGAGATGAAGGAGTTTATTTGGAAACTTTATAAGAAAGGGGCACATCTAATTATCTATACAGCACGACAACCAAGATACTATCCACAGACACACGCATGGTTAATCAAAAACGAGATTCCTTTTCATGGAATTTGCATGTGCATGAAGCCTGGAGCAGATATTTATTTAGACGATAAGTCCTTTCACCCAGAAGAAATAAACTATGATTAAGCGATTCAATGAGTGGTTAGCTATACTAATGGCAGACCTACTTAGTTCGATGGCCTTCTTCTACGTATGTATCATTCTTGATCTTGTAGAACTTGGGCCAGTGATCCAAGCGAACAATGTGATTACGTGGTGTACATATTTATCACAGACAGTAATCCAGCTTATTGCGCTCCCAATTCTTGGGGCACAGCAGAAGCTAACACACAAACATCTTAAGACACAGCATGAACACCATGCAAAAGTAATGGAAGAAATTAATAAGATTCACAATAAATTAAAATAATATGGCAGAGAAAATTACCATCCGAAAGATCTTCAGAGATCCCGTTAACACAAAGTTTGGCCCAGGTACTCGTACCTCAATCTTTGCGGTAGAATATCCAGATGTTCGTATGTCCTCATTTAGCAAGGGCGCGGAAGGGTGGAAGGAGGGTGATGAGGTTATGATCGAGATTAAAAAGAATGGTGAGTTCACTAACTTTAAAGTTGTAGACTCAAATAGTAAGGCTTCTGTGGTTGACAAGAAACTTGAAGATCGAGTGACTGCACTAGAGAGGGCGGTGGGTATCACTTCGGCACCTACAGAACCAGTCATTGAGGCAGGTGATAGTTCAGGAAACGATTGGTAATTATGTCAGCACCATACTCCTTCCATAAGGCACTCCTTAAGGAAGTAAGGTTAACAAAAGAGAGTGCGGTGATGATAGGTAAGCTTCTTTATCATTTGAAAAAGGAAGATGCATTTAAGAAGTGTGTAGGACAGGGTGCAGATAAGTGGGAAGATTATTTGCGCGATCCAGAAATTGGATTATCGAAGTCAGAGGCAACTCGCCTCATGCAAATCTATGAAGTCTTTGTACTTCAACTTGGATACGAAGAGGAAGAGATTGCAGACATCCCCACGAAGAGTTTGTTCTACCTACTTCCCCTAGCAAAAAAAGAAGATATAAAGGAGTTAGTTGAACAAGCAAAAGTTCTTTCTCAACACGACTTCCGTGAGGCAGTGTATGATAAGAGAGTTGCTGAAGGAGTTACAACTAGAACCTACGAGTACATGGTCATGAAGAAGACAAAGGAAACTGGCACCATGCAGAAGGTACATGAGTTAGGTTCAGATATAATTAAGGAAACATTTAATCTATGAGTATAGATATAGGACTATGTGGTTTGCTTGTCCTTGGTGGAGCGGGGATCATTGGTTATCATCCAGACTTCTGTGGTAAGAAACTTATTGGTTGGGTAATGTTAATAACTGGAATTGTTTTGATAGTTATTCAACTATGAAAAGAAACGAATTTGGGTGTGAGAACTGTCACATCGTACATCCTATAGTCAAAGACAGTTTCCGGATGAACCAGTGGCTATGCCGGTTATGTGACTCAGTTGAGGCCGACGAGATTATCACTCAATACGTGCCCGAAGGGGCCGTCTCAGGGCGTTTAATTGGGTCAGTGAGTATTAGAGCCATTTAAGCGTGTTGCAACAGAGCCATTATTTATTAGACAAATAAGACGATACTTTATACATGTCAGAATATAAATTCCAAGACGACCTAGACCCAAAGACACATAGACCAAGACATTTACATACACTTGGAGGGAAGCCTCTTACAGGGACTTCCGAGGTACTCAAAGTAATAGCAAAGCCTTTGACCTGGTGGGCCGTAGGAGAGGGTCTCAAATTACTGGGATGGACACCCATTACCGAGTATGTTAATGGGAAACCTAGAACAGTTAAGTTTGAAGACAGGCTTGAGTTGGTGAAAGAAAAGTTCGTCGAGATTCAAGAGATGTTTGACGAAGAATATCTCAAACTTCTAGATGAAGCATATCGCGCCCACGATACAAAGAAAAACAAAGCAGCGAAGGGTGGGAAGGACATGCATGCGGAACTTGAGTCTTACGTAAAGTCTTGTATTGAGGAAGGTGGAAAGCCTATCAAACCAAAAGAAGCGTTTGAGCAAGTGCATCAATTTGCGGATTGGGCACACGAGAACGTAGAGAAGTTCCTATGGTCAGAACTATATACCTACTCTGAACAATACTGGCTTGGTGGCATCACAGACTGTGGTGCATTACTTAAGAATGGTAAGACTGCAATCATAGACTTCAAGAGTTCTAAGGCTGCATACGCAGAACAATTCTACCAAATAGGTGGATATGCAATTGAACTTGCAGAGACTGGTGGATTTACTGCGTCGGGAGAGAAAGTGTTTGATCCTATCGAGGTAGACACATTCATCATCATTCCGTTTGGGGCACCAACATTCGAGCCTAAAATTATCCATGACGAGAAGGGTACAGTTCGTGAGGCGTTTCTTGCAGCACTTACACTATATCGTTGTAATCAAAACTTTGAATAACATGCATAACTTTAAGGAAGAGGTTAGACCCTCTGAAGGGAAACCACAGAAATACAATACACAACTACGGCTGTCAATGGCTATTGCCAAGATACTTAAGATTGATCCCAAGGTACTTGCTAAGAATATGAGTACCAAAGAGATCAAGCCGTATGCTGTTAAGTTACACAAGGCATTGGGGGATGAGATTAATAAGGTGTATGAAAAAGCTGTTGAGGGATTGACTAAGTAGTACCGCCATGGTACTATGGAGTCTCAGTCATGATAGTTGGCCATTTGGTCGCTCTAATCTTAGGATTAGGGCCAAATAAAGCCCCAGCCGAACCCCCAATACCCCCGACACTTACAGAACAAATAGATACTCTGGCAGCGAAATACGAAGTATCTGCGGCGCTGGCTACAAGGATCATCGAATGTGAATCGAGAGATCTTCCCAATGCTCTTAGGGCTAATAAGAATGCAGAAGGAATTATATGGTCATACGATTACTCGTATTGGCAGATTAATTCCCACTACTGGCAGAAGCAAATGATGTCACTCGGATTCGACATTACCAATCCCCAACAGAACTTAGAAGCAGGGTTCTATATACTTAAACATTATGGAAAAGAACAATGGTCGTGGAGCGAAAAATGCTGGAGGGATTGATGAAAACTAGATGCCTATCCCCTGACGACATAATTGCTACACTTGGAATATGAAAACCATCTTGCACCTGTGCGCCGATACTGGTTCCGACAGCAAGCCCTACGCCGATAACGGCTATAACGTGGTGCTTGTGGGGAGCGAGATAGGAGTAGAAAACTACCACCCGCCACAGGACGTGTACGGCATAATCGCCAACCCCGTTTGTACCGAGTTCAGCATTGCTACTGGCTTCCACAAGCAGGGCGACTACGAAAAAGGGCTGTTCTTGGTGCGTGAGTGCCAGCGCATTATCGCGGAGTGCAAGCCTACATTTTGGGTAATAGAAAACCCCGCGAGCGGTCGGCTAAAGGACTTCTTGGGCGAGCCGACAATGACGTATGAGCCGTGGCACTTCGGCTCGCCGTGGACAAAGAAAACGGCACTATGGGGTAAGTTCAATAAGCCAGAGCGCGTGTACCAGAAATGGGAGGACGTTCCGCAGCTGCCGTTGTATGTGCGCCCAGGTCGCCCTAAGCCGTCTCTCGCGTTCCTGCACAAGAGCGCGTACCACCTGATACCAGAGTTCGCAGGGCTTCACGTGCCTGAAAGCGATATGGAGTTCCGCTCCCTTTGCTCGCAAAAGTTTGCTCAAGCGTTCTTCGAGGCAAATAGGTGAAGGGATAGGCATCGAAAACTATTGGAAGTGCCAAGCACTTGACAGAATAGAACTTTTGTTGTCTATCATCAATAAACCCTTGACTTAAGCCATTCGATTTGCTATACTTCATTCAGTCGTTCTTTAAGTGGGGAGTGACTGAATAAGTGCCCTTGAATACGGCGCTAAGGTGCATGAAAGGTTCCTAAAGGACTTAGTAGTGGCACGGATGCAACTAGATTAAAATTAGTATTCACATCTATCCAAAGGTTTATCAGCTGTAAAACTTTACCTTTGGCTCCCCACTTAAATAATAACATTAACATGGCAGAAAATATAAACATAGTCTACTTGGACATCGAAACCGCGCCGCAATTGGGTTATTCCTGGGGCGTATGGGAGACAAACATCATAGAAGTGTATCGTGATTGGTACATGCTTTCCTTTGCGGTAAAGATAAATGATGGGCCCACTAAGGCTTACGCACTCCCAGATTATAAGGGGTATAAGAAAGACAAAACAAATGACTATCTTCTTATTAAAGACCTTTGGAATATCCTTGATGGTGCTGACGTGGTGGTTGCTCACAATGCTGACGCTTTCGATGTCAAGAAATCTAACGCGCGTTTCTTGGTACATAAGTTACCTCCCCCATCTCCTTTTAAAACTGTTGACACTCTTAAACTTGCTAGGACTAAGTTTCGATTTGATAGTAATAAGTTGGATGATCTTTGCCGCTACCTAGATATAGGACGTAAGCTTCCACACGAAGGAAAGGATACATGGCTAGGTTGCATGAGTGGGGACCCAAAGTCCTGGAAGACAATGGTGAAATATAATAAACATGACGTAGATCTACTCTATGAAGTATACATGCGACTCCGACCGTGGGCTACAAATCATCCACCTATCGGTGTACTCGTCGGGCGACCTGAGGCATGTCCGATATGTGGTTCCGATAAGCTTCAAGCCAGAGGAACTAGTGTTACACGCAAACACAAGTATCATAGATTTCATTGTCAGTCTTGCGGTGGTTGGTCAACGGGTAAAAGAATAGATATAAAATAATATGACATCAGTTTCAATTACATTCTTTAGAATTATTAGCAAGGCAAAGGAAATTTTCTTCCCCACACAGGAAGAGAAGTCTACAGAAGTCCGTAATATCCACACAGAGTTGGGTCATTAATATGTGGTTAGTTTTAGTAACAAGACACTTCTGGGACGACAAGTTCACTACCCAATTCTCTGTGAAATCAAACCAGAAAACTAAGGAAGAGGCCAGAGACATAGTAAGACTATTTTATCCATCAACTTACATGTGGTTCATTCCCGAGAACGCAAGTAATACAATAGGATTTTGTGCCCACTTTACTGGAGAAATAAAAAGAATATGAAGATTCCAAAGAAACTAAAGGTTGGTGGACATATAATTAAGATTAAGATGATGGAGAATGATAGCGGAAAGTATGGTGCTTTTGACTCAACCAAGGGTGAGATATACATCTGTGGCTCAGTCCCGCAGACCCAACAAGAGGAGACTTTGATACATGAAATCTTCCACGTAATGAATTCCACATTCTCCGACACCAAGGAAGGACATACTCTGCTCGATAGCCTTTCGGCACAGTTCTATCAAGTTCTACATGATAACAAGCTATTAAAATAGTATGGTAGATTTAATGAAAAGCAATGGGTGGAAACCACGAAATGGCCAGATAATAATTTGTCAGCAATGTGGAAAGGAAAAGTACTTACGACAGGCACTGGTCAAAAGGTCAGCCCACCACTTCTGCTCAAAGAAATGTTTTTCATTATCTCTAATGACAAACAAGCCAATGATATGTAGACATTGCAATAAAGAATTTTATGTAAGTAAGTCACAACAGAGGGATAGGTATAGAGAGACTTGTAGTATTAAATGTCGTGATAGGATGAGGTTTAAGGGACACTTTAGTCGTACTAAGCACGAAAGAAGTGTGCGTCCCAAGAAGACCAAATTCGCAAAAAATAAGCCTCGCAGTTTAAGACGGGCAATAATCAAACTTGATTCAGTTTTCTCTAGGTTTATCCGTAATAGAGACTCGTGGACTTGCTTCACCTGTGGAGCTAAGGGAACTGGACAAATGATGCACAATGGACATTTTATCGGTAGGGCCAACAAAGCAACAAGATGGGATGAAATGAACTGCAATGCACAATGTCCATCCTGCAATCTGTTTAAGTCAGGAAACGTAGGAGAATACGCAGTAAGACTTATATCAAAGTATGGTAAGGAGGAGTTTGAGAAATTAGTTCATAGAGGAAATAGTATTAAGAAATGGCAAGTTAGTGAACTGGAGGATTTAATTAAACATTATTCAGAATTAGTAAAAGAACAAGAAAATAACCATGAGTAAGACACTTTATCAAGAGAAGGATGTTAGGGATCAGATCATCAAGGCAGTCGAAAAGGTGAGCCTTCCCGTTATAGAAACTATCGGCCCGCGTGGAAAGAATGTTCTCTATGAATCCGATAAGGGTAACTTTGAACTGACCAACGATGGTATCACAATTATTCGTGGTATTCAACTTGATGATCCTATTGAACATGCAGTAGTTGATATCATTAAAGATGGTTCACTTCGCACTAATGCAGAGGCTGGAGATGGAACCTCAACAACCGTCTTGTATAGCCATGCCCTCATCAAGAAAGCAATGGAGTTGCGGGATTCTGGTATGTCTCAATATGACATCAAAGAAACTTTTGGTGATGTATTGAATAAACTTCTCTCGCGCCTTGAGAAGAATAAGAAAGAGGTTAAGTCTGATAAGACAAAGCTAGAGGTTGCTACAATCTCGGCTGGTGGGGATGTGGAAATTGCAAAGAATGTCCTGACTACTATAACTACAGCGGGACTCAACGGGATGGTTTATCTTGAACTTAATCCCAACGCGGAGACTCGTCTTGAGAAGCAGGAGGGATTCAGAATAGGTGAGGGGATGAAGTTCCAGAACCTGTATTCAGATGTTGCCCGTCCCACGATGGCCTATAAGGAGATACCAGTTATTATATTTGATAAGACACTTTACTATGCTGAAGAGGCTGAACACATACTGCAAGTCGGTATGGATCTTGGTTTCAAGGAAATGTGCATCGTTGCTAAGGACTTCTTGGGCGATGCTCCTAATACCTTTATTGCTAATCACGCTCGTGGGACTATGGGACTTGTTCTTGCTAAGCTCAGCGATGATTTGGCTTTGGAAGATCTTGCAGTTTACCTGGGAACGAGTGTTATTTCTGAGTCTAGTGGAAGGCGGGTGGATAGTATTAGTCGTGATGATTTCGTGCGTGCTGCCAGCGTATCTGCAGACCCCCAAAAGATCCTCTTCACTAACCAACACAACTCACCTGAATTAAAAGAACGAATTGCTTATCTTAAGGAAGAGCTTGATAAGGATAAGAATGATTCTAAGGTAAAGGCTCGTCTCGCATCCCTTACAAACGGTATTGTTACTCTCAAAATTGGTGGCGCTACAGAACGAGAAGCTCGTGAAAAGGTCTATCGTTATGAGGATGCAGTTAATGCTGTTCGAGCCTCAATGCTCTTTGGTTATTTGATTGGTGGAGGATTGTCAATGTACAATGCCTATGATGCCAGTGACTATAAAGATAACGAGATAGCAGATAGTGTTGCTCATATGTTGGCAGAAGCATCTGTACGACAGATTGCAAAGAACGCTCAACATAAAGTGATCCCCTCCAAATTGACAAAAACTATCGGTTATAATGCTGCAACCGATGAGTACGAAAACCTTTTGGAAAGTGGAGTGGTCGAACCCTTTAAGGCAGTAGAGATGGCATTGCGTAATGCAGTAGCTGTCGCAACTATATTAACAAGTATCGGGACATTTGTTTTAAATACTCCCGAAGAGGACAACAAAGATAAAAAATAATATATATGGCTAAGAAAGAAAAAGAATTGACACCTGACCAGAAGAAGCTTAAGGCTGCGGTAGAGAAGGTTAATGAGGTATTATTGGAAACTGATACAGTCTTGCAACCGTACATGCATCGTGGTGAACTGTTTGATGTACCGTCGGTGCGACTGGCTCTCAAGAAAGATACCAATGTTGCAAATAAACAAGCTTAAGGTTCTAGACGACCTTGTGTTAGTGGAGGGAATTAAACCCGAAACGGTTGGTAAGATTATCAAGGGGATTTCCCAAGACGACAAACCAAGCGAAGGAAAGGTTCTCAAGGTTGGACCTGGTAGATGGGAAGATGGAGTTCGTGTCCCAATGGAAATCAAAGTTGACATGTATGTTCTGTTCAATGAACACACAACTACGAAGTTCAATATTAATGGTAAGACATACTACTCACTTCACGCTGAAGATATAGTCGCTTACCAATAGACGCACGGTAAAAGTTAAAGGCCCCATTTCGGGGCCTTTTTCTATTGGTTTTCTGGATTCAACCCAGGATGTACTAGATGTGTTCCAGTTGGTGCTGTGTATTCTGTTCTCTGATATCCAACCCCAGCATTGGAGAGAATGCTTTGTATCTGAGTGTCCAGCTCCTTCTGTCTATGATAATTCTCTTCTGTAAGATCTACAGCCGTTGGTTTGATTCCAAACAAACTGGCGAGTACCTTATTCTGTGAATCTATATTAGGATTCTGTATAAGTGCCATCGCAGATAGAGTACGAGAAGTAAGGGGAAGATTATTAAACATGTTCATCATATGAGGATTGAGAGATACATATAGTGTATGTTCCTTTCCAGACTTATCGGTGTAGTTTCGTTCAGTATAACCAATTAAGTCTTTAATGGCTTTTGGTGCGTTCTTAAATGCCGTAGCGTCAGTCACTTGACTAAGCGGCTTCCCCTCAAAGAATGAGTAATTTGTTGCAGCCTCAATAGGACCCTTGAATAGAGGGTTCATTGATCCCAATAATCCAGAGCGAGTGAGTTCATCAAACGGAGCCTCGAATGGAGATCCCATTGAAGTAATCAACTTAACGTTATTACCGTTCCTTGCTATTACAAGATCAAGACTATCTTGCATCCACTCAGGTAACATCTTTCGTTCCTGCGGGGAGAGATTTCCACCAGACAGTGCATCCCCCAATGTGGAGTAGGCGTTCCTAAACCAGTCTACACGACCTGGACGCCCGATTAATGTCTTAACAATTCCTTCTGTGTTCTTACGCGTATAGGCATAGAAAGGAATCAAACGACGAAGAACATTACGTTCAAACGGGGTGAGATTAGAGTGGTCATAGAGGAACTGTTTAGTCTGGTGTGCAG